TGCAGTCGCGTAGAGCTGTAGGTGTAATCGTGTTCAGGGCCATGCTGACTGAGTACCTTATCGCCCAGCGCAAAGTCGCCGCCGTCAAGCCAGCCAAAGCGCGGGGGGATCGCAACCTCTTCACCGATGGCGCTCTTGGACATGATGCTCTGGCGGATAAACAGCGCCAAGTAGCCGTCCAGCGAGGGGTGTGCAGCAACGATGTTTTCTTTCGCCAGTTCTTTCACGCAGTCGGCTTGGTTGGTGGCCTTGGCCAGCGGGATGCCGAACGTGAAAGTCTTGTTCCCCTTGATCGCCTTGAACTGCGCTGTGCGCTCGTTGGTGTCGGAGAAGATGCTAGTCATGAAGATGTCGTACGGAAGTAGCAGCATGTCCTTGTCTACTTCACCTTTTTTACTGGCTTTGTAATGGTAGTAAAGACCGCCATTGACACCGTAGCTGAAGCCCCATGGCGGCTCCGGTCGATCCAAGACCGCGCCGTCTTCAAGCTCGTCATAGACCACCGGCTCAGTGGTTGTGTTGGCCTCACGCCCGAGTGCGAGGGGGTTGGTGATCTTGCCCCAATGCTGGCAGTTTGGGCAGATGTCCGGGTTCATCGTATCCATGACGGTGCAAGGGTACGGCCCCTTTAACTCATCCAGCTTGCGTGCCATGCGCTCTTCATCGTACGGGTGCATTGCAGAGAGCTTGCGCGCCGCCTTGTCCGAATCGACACAGCACTTGGCCCATGACAGCGCACCGCGCCATGTCGGTTCCATGCCATCTTCGGCAGCGTTGTCCACATAGAACTGCAACTGACCGCAGCCGTTACCGGCCAAGGTCTTGACCATGATGTTCTTGAAGTACGTGACGCTATTGCCCATCAGGGCTTGGCCGACCGGTGACAGGGCACCGCCGGGGCGTTTACCCGGAAGCATGAGTGCTGTGCTTGGTTTGGGCAGCACGACCTCATACGGCTCCAGCAGCTTGGCCAGCTTGTCGAAATCGTAGATCGAACCGCGCTGCTTCAACAGCACGGGCGCTGCAGGGCTGTACTTCCAGTTAAGCGTACCGGGCATCCGCAGGACGCGCGCAGCATCAGCGGTAACGGTTGCATCGATCTTGAATCCGAACTGGCTTGCCGCACGCTTGAACGCCTCTGCCACGGGCTTCCATTGGGCCACAGGCACTTCGTTTTCAAAAGGCAGGTAGGCGTGTACCCCACCGCCCGAATCGACCAGCCACGGCACGCCCAGCGCATCCAGCCCGGTTTCTGCCATAAACTTCTTCAGGGCGACAACTGCCAAGCGCTTTGTCGGGAACGCCTTGTCCTTACCGGTCTTGGCTTCGACACCGCAGTCCATGTCAATAAAGATCGACCGCACGTACAAAGCGTGGATCGCTTCGCGGCTACCTTCATCATCAAAGGACGCCAGCGCGTAGTAGGTTTGGTTGCCGTTTTCGCTTAGTTCGATGTTGGTGTCGTACAGGTTCTCCAGAGTGTCTACAAAAATGTTCTTCCGTAACTCACCGCGCTGTGTGAAGGCGCAGTATTTTCCTTGGGTCGGCAGCACCGCCGACAGGAAATCGTTTGTATCCATCGCACACCTCTATTTGTTTTTCAATTCTGCGATCAGTTCTTCGACTGCTGGGCAGTACGCGTTCGTCACACCACGACCGGCGAACCAGTTGTAGATCGTCGTGCGTGAAGCGCCTGTCCGCGCTGCAATCTCTTGGACAGATAGCTTGTGGCGAACGGCTAGTCTACCAAGACGAACCCCCAGCGTACTGGGGGTTTTCTTGATGCGTTGTAGTGTTGACTTGTGGTAGGTCACGTTTGTCCTTGGGAAAAGGTGGGGGTACTCGCCGAGGTGCGGTAGCAACCTTTCGGTCTTTCGTCCGCACGACTAGCCTTCCCCCCAAAAACTAACTTACTCGTCGTCCCAATCGGCCAAGGCTTGCGCCAGACCGCTTGCTGCGGGTACCGCCGTGGCTGCAGGCGCTGCCGCCTTACGCACGGTAGGCTCCGGTGCCGGGCCGTCCTCATCCTCGCTTGCAGCCGGTGCTGGTGCAGGCTTGGCCTTGGTAGCTTTCGCGGCCTTGGGCGGCGGTGCTGGCGGCTCATCGTCCTCGTCCTGTGCAGCAGGGGCCGGTGCTGGCTTTGCTGCCTTGGGCGGTTGGCCAGCGGCCATGAACGGCGCAGGCTCCGGCGCGCTTACGCCATCCATCTGCGATACGGTCATGTCCACAGCCTTGAGTGCGTCAGGCGATTGGCCCTTCTCTTGGGTCAGCGCGAACTCCTCATCGGATAGCCAACGCATTGCCTTGAAGAACAGCTTGGGCGTAGGTGCCTTGGTGTCGAACTTCAAGCGTGTCACCACCATGGTGGGGTCAACGCCCTGCGCGGTCAGCCAGCGCGAGTATTCCTGCATGGGGCGGTTCTCACCCTCGGCCTTGCCGAACAGCGATGTCGCTGCCAGCGAGAGCTGCAGCACGTCACCTTCCATGTCGTTGGCCAGCAGCACAGCCAGACGCTGACTGTAGCGGCATGCGCGGGAGTCACCCTTGCCGGAGCCAGCCACGTTCTGCGGGCACTGTGCGCAGTTGCTGCACTGGGGCTTCTTCACGGTCTTGTCGGGCAAATCGCCGTCCTTGCTGAAACAGACAGGGGCGATGGGCTTGTTCTCATCGTACTCGCCAATGTAAAAAGTGCGTGACACCTTGGGCGCGGCGTTGATGATCACAACGTCCAAGTAGCGCTCATCGATGGCGGCGACTTCCTTGCCATCAGAGATCAGGCGGAACACGCCACCCTTGACGGAGACGCGTTTACCGGTAGGCCCGGAGCCGCCAGCCAGTGCCTTGGCAACATCGGAGATAACGCCCTTCTTGGCAAAGGCAGGGAGTTGTGCGGGATTGAAAATAGTTACTGCGTTCATGTTACTTTCTTTCAGTTGAGGGATTGGGTTTGTGGAATTTCGATAGCGCGTTCTTGCCCGACAACCAGCTCGGGCGTAGATGCGTACCGGTTGTATGTTTCAAAGACATTGCCCATCAACTCGTTCAGGGGGATGCCCATGCCTACGACATTGACGCACAACATCGCGCACAACACGGTCAGGATCGCGGAGTCCATGTCGTCTTTGGTTTCGTTGCCTTCAAGGACGTACATCGATCTGATCGCGTCCAGTATCTTTTCCTGCGTATCGTGCAGTACGGTATCGTCTTTAAGCTGCATAGCTACTTTCTTAAACGGTTGATGTGCCTTCAACGCCGCGAGCGAGGCGTTTTTCAGTACGGTGGCGAAGCCAGAAACCGGCTTCTTCAAGATGCGTGATGGCCAGCGCGTTCTCACGGCAGTTCCACGGTGCTTGGTTCAGATGGTTCAGGCGGTGGATCAGGATGGCGATCAACTGCTCGTTGGTGATGCCGTTGTGTCCAGCTTCCTTTTGCGTGCCTTGCTGGAAACGGATCGTGCCAAGCTGGTTGCCGTTGACAACATCGTAGCGATGCCCTGCAACATCCTTGCCGTCACCCTCTGTGCTGATCGCGTTGACGTATACGCTGTGATCATGCGATGTGTAAATACGCATAGTTACTTCCTTGGTTTAGTTACTGACACTGAAATTTCGGACATGATGTTGAGGCCGGGAGGTACAACGCCGGGGTTGTTCTCCAAGAACTCTTCCATGTTTTTCTGGGCAATACGCTTCTCCAACAACTGCGGAACCGCGTGTTCGACAATGAAATTGCCCATGGCTTCCCAGTCTTGCGCATAGAAACGCTTGCTGGTCTTGAGGGACACCGTACCGTGCGCAGTGCCCATGCTGGTGCCGCCTGCAGCGCGAATGATCTCCTTCATCGCTGACGCTACTTCGTCTTGCTGTGCCTTGATAGCGGCATCCTGCGCTTCGTAGTCGCGTGTAAGTTCAGCGCGTTTGTCGCGCATCTTGATGTATATCTTCGCCAGCTTGTCCATCGGGACTGCGGGCACTTCAGTTTCTGTAGTCATGTGTTGTTACTCCGGGTTAAATTGTATATTGGTTTTGTTCAGAATTGTACATTATTTTTTCATCATTCACCTCCACGTATGCGGTAGTGTTCTTTCTCGGGGTCGCCAATTTCGACAAACCAGTGAAAGGCATCAACGACGTTTTGCGGAATTATTATTTCTGTGGGAGACAGGTGAATCGCAAACGCACGCTCCTTCTGATGCTTGTTGATTTCAACCAACACCTGCTCCAAGTTCTTTGTAGTCAACTGCATCACTCGCCCCAACGTGCACGCGTATGCGCTTCTTCAGGGTTTTCAATACTGTCCAAATCAACCGCAAATAAACGCGCGGCCAAGGCTTCCTTTGTATGCTGCATGGAGCGTGCCAGCGCCTTGCTCATCTGGTTTGCGATGTGCTGATAAGTGGGGTCGTCTGCCGTGATCCTGATGCCGTTCGCAGAATACACTTCCGTGAATCCGTACACCTTGCGTTCTTCGGTCATGTGTTGATCCCCAGTTCTTCATCAAACATCTCGGTCAGCAGGGCGTGATCGTTCACCCGCGCATTCATTGCGGTAAACATCTTCTTCTCGATAGGGCTGCTTTGGATGTGCACCACGGTTACCTTGTCGGACGTTTGACCTTTGCGGTCGGCGCGGGCAATACACTGGGTGTACAACTCCACCGACATCAGGGGGCCAAAGAATACCACCGTGTCCGCCGCTGTCAAGGTGATCCCGTGCGCGGTCGCCTGCGGCTGCATTAGCATCACACGGGGCGTATCGGTGTTCTGAAACTGGTTGATCAATTCCCCACGTTTATGCGCGGGTATTCCACCATGGATCACGCCCACGCTGATACCGTGCTTGTTCAGGAACGTGTCGATAGCTTCGATGCTGGATCGGTACATGGCAAAGATCAAGACCTTACGATCTGTCTCTTCCAGAATCTCCAGCAGCAGCTTCATGCGCGGCCCTGCATCGAACTCAACCACCGTGCCGTCCTCGCTGTACACGCCCCCACAGCTTATCTGCAGCAGCTTGTTCACCACGGCAGCTTTGTTCACGGCACTGATCGTCTGGCCTGCGGCAACCACCAGCATGTCGGTCTTGATCTTGTCGTAATACTTTTTCTGTTGCAGGGTCAGGGGCACCTCACGCACAGTCTTGAGTACCGGCGGCAAGTCAAGGCACTCGGCTTTGCTAAAGCGTATCGCGGGCTGCAGCGCTTGGAACACCAGCTCCTTGGCGTTGGGCTTGGGAACCCACTTGAACATCGTGAGCTTGTTCATCACCTTGTCGCGCCATGCAGTCATGAACTGCGGCACACCCGATGGGTTCACCAGCTTGGCCAAGCCGTACGCATTGACCGGTGACTGTGCAGCGGGGGTACCTGTCATCATCCACAGGAACGTGTCTGGGCGAAGGATGCTGGCCAGCGCCTTCCAACGCTTTGTGGTTGGCAGTGCGTACGCGTTTGCCTCGTCCACGATCACCATAT